CAAGCCGTTGTTCATTACGCTTGCGCCGTGCCGTTGCTGTGCTAAACCTAGTCCGATAGTTTCACGACAAATAGTAATAGGTGAACGCCCCATAAATCCATCAAGGGAAGAATGCCGCAAGTGTAAAATTTCATCTTGTAGGTAAGTGGTCGTTTTACCGTCTAAATCTGTAATCTGATACACATAACCACCACCCACTAAACGCTGAACATTTACCGCACTTGGTGGGAACGGTGTAAGGCTTTCAGGTTGACCTTGCTTGTTCCATTTTATTACTGCGTAAGCATTACCATTTAAAAGACAATGGCGCATCATTGTGTATTTAAACTGGTAAGGTGTTTGGTTACGATTAGGCATTTCATTCAGCAAATAATCTACTGGATGCTTGATTACCCGCTCACGCCCTTCATCTTGCAGTTTATACAAATAGCAAGGCATAGCTGCCACCGCTTCACTGATTACCGTTACCGCATTCATCACGGCGGGCAATGCTTCAGCCGTTTGAGGAGTGACAAATTCGCCTGCGCCTGTATTGGTTAAGCCCATATTTGCCAAAAACTCATCAATAGTAAGGCTACGTTGCTCTTGTTTCTTTTTACCGAATAGCCACATTTTTATAGCTCCGCTAACTCTGCCCAGTTTTTTAACAATCCATCATTTTTAACTTGCCCCTTCGCCGCCATCATTGAACGCTTAGAAAGTTCTACGCTGCTTTCAGGATAGGCGGGAATGCTAGTAACAGTGATTTCAAATAATTCAGCTTTCTGAATCTGACGTAAAACGGGTTCTTTTTCAAAATCCCACGTTTCTTCGAGAGGTAGGAAACCAAAAGACATTCCGCTAATATCGCCACGTTCTACACTGACAAGCAGATCACGCCCTAAGGTTGTATCAGGCGGGGTTAATTCAAAACGTAGCCCGATATTATCCTGTTCAAGTTTTAACGTATTGGAACGGGTACGCCCTAGCAATTTTGAATGATCGTGTTCGAACAAAGCTCTGACGTCTTTCCCCTCTTTCAATGTTTCTGCAAAGGCATTCGGGCTGAATTGCTCGATAAAATCGCAAAATAGCACTTCTGAAGGGCTATTCCATTTCACAACGTAGCCCGTTAATTTCTGGTCTTCTGCAGAAACTTCAGTAGAACGAATTTCAAATTTCTGTGTATTCATTTTTTGACCTTAAACAAAAAGGGGCTTAATGCCCCTCTATTTTGTTGATTAAGCTAACGTTTCAATAAATTTAATAGCATTACTATCTACCACGCCACCGCCTAAGTATTTATCGGTGTGAACTTTATAAAAGCCCGCTTCTGTAATGTTATCTGGACGAGTACGCACTCCCGTTTCGTGATCAACAATGAAATAGCCACGTTTAAAATCACCGAATGCTAAAACTGCTTTATTCGCACCGCTTTCTGGCATTGTTTCGAGGAAATGAACGGGGCGACCTAAAAGCGTAGCGGGTGCATCAGCGGTTAAACCATCACGCCAGATAAAATCACCGTTTTTATTTTTTAGTTTCTGCAACATTGCGGCGATAGTTGAAGGCATCACCCACACTGCATTTTTGCGATATTTAGAATGCAGCATATAGAACAAATCAATCAGGTTGTCGGCTGAAATTTTATCTGAACTTGCTACTTCCATTTTTTGCAGAGTGCCAAATTGACGTGTCTTATCGCCATCAATTGAACGAGTGTAAGCTAACAAACCTTTTGCTTTTTTGCTGCCATCACCTACCGTTAAATCATTTTCTTCTGTTTCAGTGAATGCTTCGCTGATTTCTTCAGTAAGCCAACCTAAAACATCAATAGAAGAAAAGTCTAAGATTTCTTGCGTTGTTTTCGGATAAGCAAAAATAGGATTTAAAGCAATGGTAACCTCATTCAATTTCGGTGCGTTTGTTGTGCCACGAGCTACACCTTCTTGACCGTGTTCAACCGTTGCACCACCAGCAGAAACCAGTTTTTTGTATTCTTTCGCCCCAATAGGTAAACGCACCACGTTACAAATTTGACGCATCACGCTATCATCGGTTAAGCGTTTCATTACGTTTTCATCTAACTGCGGGATAACGGAATAGCCACCACTTTCGCCCGTTGTCGTGGAAAGAGTAGAACGCAATTCACCCGTTTTTACATAATGGCGCAATTCATCGTTACTATACTGTTTGCTGCGTGTTTCTGCAGGTTTACCTGTCTGACTACGTTCTTCATCGGCTACAGCTTCGTAACGTTCGATCTCTTCGCTCATCTGCTTAACCAAATCTTTCAAAGTGTCAAATTTACCTTTTTCTTCTTCGGTCAATGAACGATTTTCTTTTTCTGCGTTATCTAATAACGCACGCATTTCAGCCGCTTTTGCTGCTTTTTGCTGACGTAGCTCTAATAGTTTTTTAAACATAATTTTTTATTCCTTAGCGAAAATAATTGATTAAATATGTAAGTGTTGCTGAAATCCATAAATTTTCATTAGGATCGTAGTCGTAACTATATTTTTTGAGCTTGAAGCCATCAACAGAATCAACATTTTCATTTTTCATAAGATTAGAAATTTCTTCTGCAATCGCATCGAGATCATCTTCTGTTGAACGTAAAGGCAAATAAATAGCGATCTGTAAATTTCCTTCCCATTCATCTTCGCAAGCAGTGAATTCATCACATTCAGATTCATCAATGAAAACGCATACTGCTGGCAGTTCTTCCTCTAGGTCGTGAAATGTTTTACGCCCATTATGGAAAAACTTAATTTTTTTCAATCCGCCATTAGCTAGAATGTTTACAACTTCATTACGAACTTGATTATTTATAACCATCTTTCACCTTTTAAAAACACATAAATAAAATGTAAATCTAACTAGAGGCATTTAATAAATAGTTTCAATAGGTTATTTTTTAAGCGGTAAAGTGCGATAAATTACGGAAGATAAATAAAATCTATTTGCTTTTTTTTGAACAAAAATACAAAGACGGGGAATTATTGAGTTTTTTTCTTGAAAATGTATACTATGAATACTTTATGAATACTTAAAAACAAGTATTCATATAGATAAGATATTGAAAAATAAGGATTTTTCTTGATTTATGAATACTATGAACACTTATTTAGTAAAAAACTAACTGTAAGTAAAAAAATAGTTGATATAAGTTTTATGTAACCACGATTGTAACCACGAATTTTTGTTCATATAAAAAATCATTTAATTTCAAATATTTAACTTGTTATTCGAGTCCGACCACTGCACCAATCAAACTTTTCTCAACATCTCACTAAATCCAAAAGTCCTTTACAAATCCTTTATTTTACTAGCTTTACAGCCTTTTTATTGTTTTTTTGCATCTCACATAATATCTATACAGCCCAGAATTTTAGGGGGATATTTAGGGGTGCAGATCAATTTACTGTGCCATCTATGATATTTCCATCTTTATATAAGCGAGTAATCGCTATTTTTTATACGCTTTTTATAGCCAATTTGCCAGTAAGTATACTTACTAGTGTTATCTCTTTACAGAGATAACACAAACATCTTGCTAAGAAATTTTCTATAATAAGGAATGAAAAATGAACAAGTTTAAAATAACTGTTACTACAACATTACTCGGTTTATCATTAATGAGCGTATCTACTTACGCTAATATATTGACTGCTGAACAAGTAAAAATAGAAGCAGCAAGGGCGGATCGCAATCTGCAGGCAGCGTATGAACTGCAAAAAGGTAATTATTCTAAAGCTATAGAATATGCTGAACCTGTAGCAAACGCACCTATTAACGAATTCAACCAAGAGATTATTTCAAGTTCTCAATTTATCCTCGGCTATAGTTATTTAGTTAAGAAGAACAAAAAGAAAGCAATATTATGGCTTCAAAAATCTTGTAAAAATGGCTTTTCTAATAGTTGCGAAATGTTAGAAGAAATTAAGAGATAGTAAAATGAATGATCTATTTATTAGTTCTGTAATTCTTATAGTTTTACTTTTAATTGCATTATTTGGATTAAAAGTAATGAATATAGAAAGAACAATTGGAAAAATTATCGTGCTTTTTTCATTAAGTGTTGGATATGCTTTTACCTTAGGCGATGTTCTTACATTTAATAATGAAAATATGCCTGTCTTAAATTGCATTCAGTTAGTATATTATTCTGCAATAAGTTTCTTTGTTTTCGGCTTTGCTGGATTATTTTTTAGCACAAAAGCGGGAATAAGTGAAAATGGTTTAGAATAAACATCATAGGCAAACATTGTTTGCCTTTATTTTTGCTTTACATTTTTATCAGAAAATGTAGGCATCTTCTGTAATATTTCGTAGCGTGGTTTTAATAACTCCGCCACGATTTCAGGTAATTTTTCT